TACGCCGGAGATTTCGCCCAGGACATGAAGTTCGGGGTCTTGCCTGATCACTGCGAACGGTGACTGTGCTGGTGGAGGTGCTCATGCCTGGTGTTCCTGGTAGGGGCGGGCCGGTGCCGAAGCGGTCGAATCAGCGGCACGGGCACCGTGCTAAGGCAGAGGTCGATTCGGTTGACCGGGCGCCCGGGGCCGCGGAGGTCGATGTGCCGGCCGCAGATGAGAAGTGGCATCCGATCGCTCGCGCCTGGTACCAGTCGCTGGCTAGTTCTGGGCAGGCGGCCTTCTACGAACCTTCGGACTGGGCGACGGCTGTGCTGATCGCTGAGTCGCTCTCGCGTGATCTGAAGCCGCAGTTCGTGGGGATCAGTGAGGCGACGGGTGAGCCGATCATCGAGACGATTCCGATGAAGGGCGCGTCGCTGGCGGCGTATTTGAAGGCGATGACGGCGCTGCTGGTGACTGAGGGGGACCGGCGGAGGGCGCGGTTGGAGTTGGAGCGCCCGCAGCCGCCGGGCGAGGAGGCGCCGGATGTCTCCTGGATCGACGACGCTCGCGCACGCCTCCGAGCCACCGACTAGCCGACTGTCGACGCTTCCGGAGGGGGAGCCGTCGTTCACGTTGGGTTGGGAGGCGATCCGCTGGGCGGAGAGCATCCTTATCCAGCCGAATGGGCCGCGTGCACGGCAGCCGTTCCGGTTCACCCGCGACCAGATGCGTTTCCTGTTGTGGTTCTACGCTCTGGACAATGAGGGGCAGTGGTTGTTCAACCACGGTGCGCGTCGCCTCGCGAAGGGGAGCGGGAAGTCGCCTATGGCGGCGGTGCTGGCATTGATCGAGTTTTGCGCGCCGGTGCGGTTGGACCGTAAGGATTCACGGCTTCCGGGTGGGTGTTCGGGCCGGCCGGTGGACATGCCGTGGGTGCAGATCGCGGCTACCGCCGAGAGCCAGACTGCGAACACGATGCGGATGGTGCGGGCGTTTGCGCCGAAGCGGTCCCGCGTTGTTGAGGAGTTCGGACTCGACCCGGGGAAGACGCAGTACTACAAGCTGCCTGAGGGGACGCTTGAGGTCATCACGTCGTCCGCGACCGCGGCGGAGGGTGCAGAAGCGTCCTTTATCGTTGGCGACGAAACGGAGCACTGGGTCCCGTCAAATGGTGGCCCGGACCTGATGGCGACCCTCGCAGACAACCTGGCGAAGTCAGGCGCGCGGTTGTTGGAGACGGCGAACTCCTGGCGGCCGGGGATCGGGTCTGTCGCTGAGGCGACGTGGGACGACTGGGTGGCGCAGGAGGAAGGCAAGCTTCGCGGCGAGTCCCGGATCTTGTATGACGCTCGGATGGCGCCGCCGGACACGAACATGGCCGACCCGGATTCGCTGCGCCAGGCGTTGGAGTTCGTATACGGCGACTGCGACTGGAAACGCGGTGCCGATGGGAAGCTGGATGTCCGGCCGATCATGCAGCGGATCTGGCGGAAGTCGGCGCGGCCGGACGATTCCAAACGCAAGTACTTGAACTGGCCGACGGCGCCGGCGGATGCGTGGATTGAGCCGCAGGAGTGGACGGTCCTCGCCGACCCTGCGCAGGTGGTCGCGGACGGCGACGAGATCGTCCTGTTCTTCGACGGGTCGAAGTCGCGGGACGCGACGGCGCTGATGGCGTGCCGGGTCGAGGACGGCCACGTGTTCACGGTCGGGGTGTGGGAGCCGGACACGGCGCACGACACTGCCGATGTGGTGCCTGTGCAGATCGTGGACGCGACTGTGGAGCAGGCGTTCGGCCGGTGGAAGGTGCTGGCGTTCTTCGCGGACGTGAAGGAGTGGGAGTCGTTCGCGAAGGTGACGTGGCCGGAGCGTTACGCCGAGCAGTTGCTGATCAAGGCGGTGCCGGGCGGGAAGGACCCGCAGGCGATCGCGTGGGACATGCGGTCGCACGTGTACGACTTCACGATGGCGTGTGAGCTCGCCGAGACGGAGATACGGGAGCGGGCGTTCACCCACGACGGTGACGGCAGGGTCGCGCGGCATGTGGCGAACGCGCGCCGGCGCCCGAACCGGTGGGGTGTGTCGATCGCGAAGGAGTCCCCGGATTCGTCGTTGAAGATCGACGCGGCCGTGTGTGTGGTCGGGGTGCGGATGGTGCGTCGGCTGTTGATCAGCTCGGACGCTTTCAAAAGGCGGACGGCGAAGCGCTCTCGGACAGGCCGCGTGTACGGGTTCTCATGATCGGTCTACCTGAGGGGGTGCTGTGGCCCTCTCTGACATGGAAGCTCCAGACACAGCGAAGGACCTGCTAGCGCTACGGGAGGGCGAACAGCGCCGCCTGTCGAAGATCGCCGCATACATGAGCGGCCGGCAGGACAGCGTCTACGTGCCGAGGGGCGCCCGGCAGGAGTACCGGTGGCTGATCAAGCGCGCGAAGGTCAACATCCTCCCTCTCGTGGTCACCGTGGTCGCTCAATCGCTTTTCGTGGACGGGTATCGGCCAGAACGCACTGACCAGAACGCGAAGGCCTGGACGTACTGGCAGGCGAACCGTATGGACGGTCGTCAGCACGGGCTGCATCGGGCAACGCTGAAGTACGGAGTGGCCTACACGCTCGTGTTGCCGGGGCGGCTCGCGGACCAGCCAATGCCGGTGATTACCCCGAAATCACCGCGGCGGCTGACGGCGTATTACGCGGATCCGGTCGAGGACGAGTGGCCGCAGTATGCGGTCGAGGTCAAGACGGAGAATTTGCCGGACGGGAAACGTCGGCAGGTCGTGTACCTGTACGACGAAAAGTCACGGTTCACGCTTGTCGGCGATGGTAAGCCTGGCGGCCGGTTGAAGCTCGACGAGGCAGACGACGCGGTGAGCGAGCACAAGCTTGGGGTGTGCCCCGTCGTTCGGTACCTGAACGGTGACGACCTGGACGGCGACGAGTGCGTTACCGGCGAGGTCGAGCCGCTTTACGACATGCAGGACCAGCTCAACTCGACGACGTTCTCGAAGATGATGGCCGAGCAGTTCGCGGCGTTCCGGCAACGGTGGGTCAGCGGCATGGTCGTCGAGGACGAGGAGGGCCGGCCGCAGGCGCCGTTCGCGGCGGCGGTGGACCGGCTGTGGACGGCGGAGGACCCGGACACCAAGTTCGGAGAGTTCGGGCAGACGGACTTGTCGGGCTACTTGAAGAGCGCCGAGGAGACGATTCGGCACATCGCGACAGTCAGCCAGACCCCGCCGCACAATCTCCTCGGGCAGATGGCCAACCTCAGCGCCGAAGCTTTGAACGCGGCGAGAGACGGCCTGAACTCGAAGGTAGCCGAGCGGAAGTCGACGTTGGGGGAGTCGCACGAGCAGACGCTGCGGCTGTCGTCTCTCGCGGCAGGCGATGCAGGCGGCTGGCAGGACACAGCCGCGCAGATCGTGTGGCGCGACACCGAGTCCCGGTCGCTGGCACAGACAGTGGACGCGCTTGGGAAGCTTGTGCAAATGCTGGGCGTGCCGCCCGAGGTGTTGTGGGAACGGATCCCGAATGTCACGCAACAGGATGTGGAGCGCTGGAAGGCCGCTGCGGAGAAGGGTGATGCGCTGGGCCAGTTGAACGCCCGCATCGAACAGCAGCGCGGTGAGTTCGGCGCAGCTAATGGAGCGGCGCGGATAGAGCCGGTGGCCGGTGGCGTCGCGGGCTGAGGCGACCGCTGCGGTGGTGACAGCCGCGTACATCGCGAGGCAACGTCTCCTGGCAATGACTCTCACCCGCGACTTGGTATTGCTGGTACGGCAGATCTTCTCGCCAGCGAACCCGGGACCGTCGTGGGCGGCGACGAAAGTGCAGTTGCATGGCCTGATCCGTGATCGGCGCCGTGTCGCTGCTGACCTCGCAGCCCGATATTACGTTGACCTCCGGGCGGACTCCTTGCGGCCAACGCTAGCCAGTGAGCTGCCTCCATCGGCCACGGCGGGGCCCACGGTGGTGGAGCGGCCGACCGCTCGGCAGGTTGTCGAGGAGGTTACCCGCGAGCCGGTTGGCCGCCCAGTAAATCTTGAGTTGCCGGCGGACGTGGAAGACGACCTCGGTCTCAGCGACCTCAGCGAAGAGGACGCCTGGGCCGAACTGGAGCGGGTCGCCGGAGTTCATCCAGGCGGCCTGGACGAGGACCGTGTCGAAGCGAACTTGAACGCTACGGGGATCGCCGTCTATCACAGGGCGCTTAGGGCAGGTCAGGCCGAGGCTCGCGCGGTCGACACGATGGCTGTGAATCTGTCAGGCGCGGCGACGACGCTAACGCTTGAAGGTGGCCGGGAGGTCGTGCGGGACGCGGCTGCCGCGGACGTTGAAGCGATCGGATGGATCCGCGTCCCGGACGCCGACCCGTGCTCGTGGTGCGCGATGCTCGCGTCGCGCGGCGTGGTGTACCGGTCTGCGGAGACCGCAGGCCGCGCCAAGAACAGAGGGTTCGTCGGCGAAGGCTTGTTCAAATGGCACGACCACTGCGGGTGCACCGCAGTGCCTGTCTTCCGTGATGACGACCCGCTTCTGGATCGGGCGGACGATCTGTACGAGCAGTGGCTCCGCGAAACACAGGGCCACTCGGGCAGAAACGCGCGGAACGCATGGCGCCGGTACTGGGAGAACCGTGAACAGCCATCTGACGGTTCTGTGAACGGCTAGCCCACTCCACATCTGAGTTCCCGGACCACGCCCGTGGATCCGGGTTGTTGGCGTGCCCGCGCGACGCGGACCGCGCCTACCGGAAGGAAACACCCTGATGAGCGAGGACGCGACGTCCCAGCCGTCTGACACCACGCCCGACACCACCTCGGCGACCGAGGACGACCAGGCACAGCAGATGCTCGCCCTCGCGGCGACGCAGACCACCGCCGATACGACGGACACCACCGACACGTCCACGCCGGACAAGCCCGAACCGGTCAAGGCCGATGAGGACAAGCTCGGCGACAACGGTCGGCGGGCATTGGCCAGCGAACGCAAGGCGCGGCGTGAGGCCGAGCGTGAACGCAACGAGCTCCGCGCCCGGCTGCAGCAGCACGAGGACGCGGAGAAGACCGAGCTGCAGAAGGCGCAGGAGGCCGCGAAGCGGTACGAGCAGGAGCTCACCACCACGCGGGTGGCGAACGCCCGCCTGATGGCCGCGGTGGCGCATGACCTGCCGCCGGACCTGATCGACCTGCTCGGTGATGGCACCGATGAGGAGATCGACGCCCGCGCGAAGCTCCTCGCGGAGAAGCTTGCCGCCACCGCCCCGGCGCCCGCGGCGGAGCCGGCGAAGCCGACCGCGACACCGACCAGGCCGGTCGAGGCACTGAAGCCAGGCGGGCGTCCCGCGACGCAGGAACCCGAAGACCCCAACGCGTGGCTGCGCCGCTTGGCCGGCCGCAACCCGTAACTGATCAAGCAGCACTAACCGGACGCCATGCGGCGGGCCCGGGGCCGCTGCATGCCCGAAAGTGAGGTGGCCCAGTGGCCCCCGTGTACAACACGTCCATCACCCGGGACTCCAGCGATGACCCGCTGATCCCCGTGCCGGTGTCGGCGCAGATCCTGCAGGAGATGCCGACCCAGAGCTTCATGCTCCAGCGCGCTGGCCAGGTGAGAATGAGCACCAAGAGCCAGCGGCAGCCTGTCCTGGACGTCCTGCCGATGGCCTACTGGGTCAGCGGTGACACCGGCATGAAGCAGACCAGCGCGGTGGACTGGAAGAACGTGATGCTGGTCGCTGAGGAACTGGCGGTCATCGTCCCGATCCCGGAAGCCTACCTGGACGATTCCCAGGTGCCGATCTGGGACGAGGTTCGGCCCCGGATTGTGGAGGCGCTCGGCGCGAAGATCGACGCCGCCGCGATGTTCGGGACCGACAAGCCGTCGTCCTGGCCCGCAGCGATCTACCCGTCCGCAGTCGCCGCCGGGAACACCGTCCGGTCCGGCACTGGAGACGACTTCGGGGTCGACGTGTCGTCCCTTGGCGAGATGATCGCCAAGGACGGATTCGCGGTCAACGGTTTCGCGAGCCGCCCTGGGCTGAACTGGAAGCTCACCGGCCTGCGCGCTGCCGGAAGCAAGGAGCCGATCTACCAGCCGAACCTGCAGGACGGCACCGGCCCTGGGCGGCTGTACGGGTACCCGATCAGTGAGGTCATCAACGGCTCCTGGGACGCCGACGAGGCCGAACTCATCGCGGGCGACTGGTCCAAGTCGATCATCGGGATGCGGCAGGACATCACCTGGAAGATGTTCGACCAGGGCGTCATCTCCGACGGCAATGGCGTGGTCGTGCTGAACCTGATGCAGCAGGACTCGGTCGCGCTGCGCGTCACGATGCGGGTCGCATACGCCACGTCGAACCCGGTCACGACGCTGAATGCTGACGCCAACACCCGGTTCCCGTTCGGGGTCGTGCAGGCGGCCACGGCGGACAACGTCGTCGGCTCCGCCTGACCTCCGTTCTCAGCGGTCCGCCGGGCGGCGGAGCGATTCCCTTCGCGGTGCTCTGCCGCCCGGCGACCGGGAGGTTCGTGTGCGGGTTCTGGCGATGGTGCCCGACTATCCGCCCCGCGGTGTCGGGTCATGGGTGATGACGCACAACCTGCTCCGTGCCCTGGTGGCGCGTGGGCATGCTGTGGACGTCGTCCTCGCGGCCCCAATCGGAGACCCGTACGAACTCGACGGGGTGCAGGTATGGCCGCATCGCGATAAGTCGGACCCGTTCCGGTTCATCGACGACGCGTCCGTGCTCGTCACGCATGTGGAGTCCGCGGGCAGGCCGATCGCCCTCGGCAACGCCCGCGGGGTACCGGTCGCGCAGATCGCGCACAACGCGGGAGCGTTCACCGAGTCGGCCCTCAAACGCAGGGCCGCGGCGTTGACGGTGTTTAACTCCCAGCACGTCGCCGCGCGGCTCGGGTCGTTGTGTGTCCGCTCGGTGGTGATCCACCCGCCGGTACACGATGCGGACTACTCCACCACACCGGGCGACGCTGTGACCTTGGTCAACCTCAGCGAGGACAAGGGTGCGGACGTGTTCTACGCCCTTGCTGAACGGTTCCCCGACCGGGTGTTTTTGGGGGTCCGCGGCGGCTACGGCACCCAGGTCATTCCCGCTGGCGACGACGATCTCCCGAACGTGGAGATCGTGGACCACATGCCCCCGGACCAGATGCGGGACCGAGTGTACGCCCGCACGAGGGTGCTTCTGATGCCTAGCACGCACGAGTCGTGGGGCCGCGTCGGCGTCGAGGCGATGTGCAGCGGAATCCCGGTCATCGCGCACCCGACACCGGGCCTGCGGGAGTCTCTCGGCGAGGCCGGGACATTTTGCGACCGGGACGATGTCGACGCGTGGGAGGGCACACTGCGCAGGCTGCTGGACGGCCGGCGGTGGCGGCCGGCGTCTCGGCGAGCGCTGGCCAGGGCTGCGGAGCTTGACCCGGCGGATGACCTGGACCGGTGGTGCAGCGAGATCGAGGCCCTGGGCCGGAGGAGGTTGCGTGTCCGCGCTCGCATCGCCGGGTGATCTCGCAGCGCGTCTTGGGCGCGACCTCACCGAGCAGGAAGCCGCTCGCGCCGAGGCGCTTCTTGATGACGCGTCGGCTGTGGTCCGCGCCTATACGCGGCAGGACTTCGAGCTGCACACCGACGATGAGGTGGTTCTGCGTGCGACCGGTGGCCGTATCGCTCTGCCGGGCCGTCCCGTCCAGGGCGTGTCCCGGGTCGAGGTGATCGGCGGGTCTGAGGCGCTACCGAACTTCACGCTCGCGGACTGGCTGTTCGACGGGATCGATACGGTCCGGATCGGTGAAGGCGCCGCGGTCATCAACCTGCCGGAGGCGTGGTGGGACGACGACGGCTACCCCGGCACGTACCAGGTCACCTACACACACGGGTACGCGGAGGTGCCCGCCGATGTGTTGTCGGTGGTGTGTGGGGTGGTGCTGCGCGTCCTGACGAACCCGTCCGGGTACCGCTCCGAAACGGTCGGGTCCTACAGCGTGACGTACGCGGTCCCGGCGACGGGTGAACAGCTCAGCACGAACCTCACCCGCTATGAGATGAAGGTGCTGGACCGGTACCGCCGGAAGGCCGACACGGTCAAGGTGTGGCGCTGATGCTCGGCCCCCACACCGTGGACCTGGTCGAGTTGGCGGGCCGTGACGAGTGGGGCGACGTCCAGGCGGGGGAGACGGTCACTTCGGTTCCTGGGTGTTTCTGGCAGCCGGTGTCTTCCAACGAACAGTTGGTCGCCGCAGACACGGTGACGGTCGTGGCACGGGTTTTCATGCCGCCCACGGCCGCGCCGAAGTCCACTCACCGAGTCCGGTTCGAAGGCCGCGAGTACGCGATCGATGGCCGCCCCGGCCTGCACCACACCCCTGCGGGACCGCACCACTACGAGATCGACCTGACCGACGTGGAGGGGTGAGCGCAGTGGCGAGAAGCGTGCGGTACGAACCGGACATCGCCGGCCTCGGGAAGATCATGACATCTCGGGGTATGGAGGCGATGCTGCGCGGCAAGGTGCAGGAAGGTCGCCAGTACGCCGAGGTGGTCGCCCCAGTCGAGACCGGCGACTATGCCTCTAAGTTCCGGGTTTCCTCGTCGGCACGCGGCGCCGGCCGCTGGTCCGACCGCGCCGCCGGCTACCTGTACAACGAATCCGATCACGCCCTCGCCGTTGAGTTCCAGGACGACTACCGCACCCTCGGCATCGTCGCCGACATCATCGAGAACGGCCTCTGACGTGCCAGTTCTTGCGCAGTTTCCCCGTACGGCGCGAGTGGTCGCGGCTGTCGTCGCCGACCTTGGTACAACCGGCGGTGAGACCTCGACAACCCTGCAGGGCGACCTCCCGTTCATCCGGGTCCGCCGGATCGGCGGCACCGACAACGGCGTCACGGATATCGCCCGCGTGGACGTCCGCGTGTACGACGCGGACCTGTCGGACGCGGAGAATCTGTCGGAGGCGATCCGGCAGCGGCTCATCTCCAAGCCGTACGCGACCGTTCACGGTGTCCTAGACCGTGCCTTGACGGAGGTCGGTCCGCAGGAAGTACCCGGCCCTGACCCGGACCACTACCGGGTCGTGTCCACCACGTACCGGGTCAGCGTGAGACGCCGCTGACCTTCTTCTTCTAGGCCCGCCAGCCTGTCCAGCCCCGCATGCGGGGCCTTGTGTCCCGCACAGAAAGGGATCAATCGTGGCTGGTTCTGCCTACGACGACATTCAGCAGCGTTCCGCTGCGAACATCTTCAAGGCGCTGCAGGGCAGCGTGTTCGTCGGCCCGTTTTCCTCGGCAGCGATCACGACGCTCACGGACTCCACCGACAAGCTCCTCGCGCCCCTTCCCGCCGGGTACGAGGACGTCGGATGGACGAGCGACGACGGTGCCCAGTTCGGACGCGACGTCGACACGTCCGACGTCACGGGGTGGGGGTCGGTGGAGCCGCTCCGCTCCGACGTCACTTCCGACGTCACGACCCTGCAGATCGCATGCCTGGA